TAAATTCACCGCAAACGGCTCAGGTTCTTGCTTTGCTCGAAGCTCAGACCGGGAAGTCACAAATGGCTATCGGAGATACTTTGCAACTTTTGCAGCGGATTACCGATATGGCCTCGGATAATGTGATTATGCCCGAAGAAAAGCGCGAATTAAAACGTGAATGGGATATTATCACGGCAGAATATTCAACCGTTTTGGCGCAAGCGACGGAAGAGAGTTCAGAAGAAATTGCGTATATGGCCAAATATGCGGCCTTGCTTTTATATCTCTATGGAATTGGCGGGACTAATCCAAAACCGTTATTTGATGATATGACCGTGAAATCAGAATGGGAAGGGATTGGGGACGAGGTGCGGCTCGTTTTCAAGGAATACTTTGTTGCCCGCGAAGCTGTTGCGCTCGGAGGATTACGCGCGCCAGTGGATCCGTCGGTTGCGAAGCCTGATAGTATAGTCGATATATTCCCGGTTGCGACGAGAGATTCTATCGTTATCACCTGGGCATGGCCGTTAGTGAGTTTAAAAAATAAAATTGCACGGCATTTGATTGATGTATCATACGACGAGGGAGATACCTGGACGCGTTTTGTCAGTACCGGAAACCCAACCTACACGTATATTTTTGATCGTGCTGTTGATGGATATCCTGAAAAAAACACTGTAACCGTTCCGGGGCCGATACCCTTAAGTAAATATCGTTTCCGTGTAAGGCCAGAAAATATTTACGGATATCAGGCAGAAACTTATGGCCCATCAGCTACCGGAAAAATCGTTGATGTAACAAATTACGGTACCTGGATTCCTCCTGTTCCGGTACTAGTTCCGTATTGTAATGGACGCGAAGCGGTAATTAACTGGAATAATGGGAATCAATATGGCAAATTCGGCTATGACGTACAGGTTTTCAAAAAAGATACTTTACCAAGCGAGGACGAATGGCTTAAGCCTGATATAACTCTCGATGCTCGGGCAAATGAAAATAATTATACTGATGGAACAACCGGCGTTTATTTTACTCCTGTTGAACAGATTTCACAAACATTACCGTTAAAAGACCAAACAGTTAGCACTCCAAAAGACACAAAATTTTATTATCGTGTCCGAGGCGTTTCAATCGTTCCGCTCTCGACTAACCTCACCAGGACACTACTCGGCACCTGGTCGGCCGGTGTTTCTGTTCTCGCAAGACCAACAGGAACTGTTGATATTGTTGCCCAGGCAATAGGCGCTGCGCAAATAGCCGAGGGGGCTGTTGTTGCGCATACTCTGCTTGCCGAGAATCTTGCGGCTATTAATGCCAAACTGGGAACTATCAATGGTGATACGCCAGATTATAAGCTTATTATGAGTCCAGGAACCGGGGATCCTGATCCGGAAGGGACCTTCTTGCTTGGATCAGACGGATCAGGAGACGCTCCGGAAGACACATCATTTTTCAGGCGCTGGCGAGAAAATGGTTTATGGAAACTTGCAATAAAATTACAAAGCTTTTTTGTTACGGCTATTGCTTCTGTGATTGTTGGACGTTTTCAAGTTAAGTCTACTTCCTCAGCGGATCCCGATTTAGATGTTGATCCATCAGATGGATCAACAAAGATATCGACTTCATTAAATATTGGCTCAAGTAGTCAACAAAATACTCGATTAAAAATTAAAGAAAATGTAGGGGTTGCTGCAGTAACATTCACAGGCACTGGCGTTAATGATTTAAACATTTTAACGGATGGTGCGGTAGAGGGAGATTTTGAGGTAAAAATAAAATCTGCACCACAGGAATGGACGGAAGCCCATGAATTTTATGAGTATGTCTCGGACGCCGCTTTTGGAAATTCCATATATGTAGTGTCTTGTGATGATAATAAAGTTTATACATCCCCTGATGCAATCACCTGGACAGAACGAGCGACTTTCCCGTCTTATTCGAGTTGTTTAGTATTTCAGAATAATATATTTATATTAGCTACATCATATCCTGATTATAAAATATATACCTCTTCAGATGGTATATATTGGACTGAAAAACATAACTTTGGAGTGCAATGCTCATCAATAATTTACGAAAAAGCAATCTATGTGTTTGGATTAAATAATAATAAAATTTATACATCTACTAATTTAATTACTTTTACAGAAAGACTTAGTCTAGCGGGAAGTTCACAAGTTTTTGTGGCATTTGGTAATAATGTTTTTGTTGTTAGTGTTGCGAGTAAAATATATACATCTTCAGATGCACTTACTTGGACAGAACAAGTTTTTACCATAACTAAATATAGGCTTTTTTTTGGGAAAACACTTTTTCATATAGCTACAGTCAATACTTTATATACATCACCTGATGGAATTACGTGGACTCAAAGACAAAATATTGGATCGGTTGCATTTGAATATGATAAAAGCGATTCTCTATTAATTATAGGTTGTGCCAATGGAGATATATTTACATCTGTAGATGAATATGTTTGGACAAAAAGACAAACTTTACCCCCTGGAATTTATGGATTTACATATGGAGATAGCGGCTTTCTTGCAGGAGCAGGAGATAAAAAAGCGTATTTATTTACCCCCCAACTATTTGCCTGGCGCGAAATAACCGGAGCCTGGAGTGCCGACCTCCCGCTATATGCAAACTATACGTATGAGCTCACAGGATACGATATCACTTTCCAATTTGTAACTGAAAACGAACACATCCTCGATGATCTTTGGGAATTCTCTCAGGGACAGCAAAAGGCTATTTCTGTACAGGATTCTGCTGGTACCGAAGTGTTTGAGTTAAATAATGGAAAACTTAGGCTTAAATCCGTTCAGTTCTGTGAAATTATTCGGCCACTTACCGGAACTGTATCCGCAAACACGGTATACACCATCCCAGAAGGCGAGGCAGTGTACACCTGCATTATTCCGAAAGAATATCTCGTCGCGTCGAGTGGCGGGCCGTTTACACTGACCATTACGACGGGGGTGAGCGGGAAAGAGAATGTGGTGGTTCCGATTGCAAGCACGGCATATACTATAAAATCACCAAGTTTAAATTTTATTGTCTATGTAGACAGTGTTGGGAATGTTATAAGTGAATATTTTTCTGTTGCTGCAACCTCTACTGCGGACACTCGATGTGGTTTGACATTTGGAGGTTATGCAGGTGGAATGACTTATTATGATAGAGTAATTTATTATGAGAAGACAAAAAACAGATGCTTTCTATCAATTTATTATTATCTCAATCAAAAAGGTACCTCTATAGGTAATGCTGTAATCTCAGCATTACCTTTTAAAACAGCAAATATTTCAAGTTCTTATTGTACTGGCGGTATCTATACAGGAGCGGGTGTTTCATTATCCGGCCCTGCAACCTTCTATACTATACCAAATTCAAACAATTTATATCTCAATTTGCAGGGAGGCGCCCAAATGACTCATGCAAATTTTTCAAATGGAGCAGATGTGATGATAACATTTTCTTACCCAACAGACGATTAACTATAAGGAGCAAACGAAATGAAAGATTTTTTAATTAACATCGCGCCGGGAGTTGCAACTGTTCTAATTATCTCGATTATTTTGTGGATCATGTCGCGATTAAAAAAGATTCTTTTGCTCTTGAATCAAATACCTGAAATGAGATGCGACATTCAGGAAATGAAGCAGCTTTCCATGTATCAGTTTAAAAGGCTCGATGCACAGGACGGCGCTACTATCCAGGTATTTGGAGCCCTGAAAAACGGCAAGGTAAACGGAGAGGCTGCAGAGGCAATTGAAATAATGTCGGAAGCTAAAAAAGAATCAGATAAATATATAAGCGGGTTATTTTTCAAAGATAACTGTTCCAAACTTGGGGAAATGAAAAAGGATGCAATATGAGTAAAGATTTAAAAGACCTTACTGACGACACACGATTGGCTGCAGCAAAAGCTCTTGGAAATTTACTGAAAAAAAATATGCCTTGTGTTGTTATGTATACCAAACGTGAAAAGCAAGAGCAGTATGCCCTTTGGTGCCAGGGAAGAAAGCCGCTTGCCTTTGTTAATGCTGAACGTCGTAAGGCTGGTTTATATGAGCTTACTGAGCGTGAAAATAAATATACGGTTACCAATTGTGATGGAACGCGAATATCAGAAGGCGGCACCGGAAGAAGCGCTCATCAGACCGGCCGGGCGCTTGATGTCGTTCCTCTGGAAAATGGTCGGGCTATTTGGCCTCCCGAATCGGATCCGCGTTGGAAAAAGATAGCAGCTGCGTTCATTGCTCAAGGATTCACCTGGGGAGGCGATTGGGATAGAGACGGATTAACCAAACTTGACGGCGACGACGATGAGGACATGGTTGATTATCCACATTATCAATTACCATAGGGAGGGTATATGAATGATGTAACAACAAAATTATTGGAAAAAACCACAGTCGATTTGATAATTATCATTGGCGCTGTTGTTGGGGCGGTGGTAATCATCATCTTAATGGCTATTCTTTTTTTTCATTATGCACGAGTTAAAAAAATTGGACTTAGCGGGATCGAGTGTGATCCAGAAGAAGAAAAACACGTTGTTCGAAGAACAAAAAGGCGGGTAAGATGAATGGCATACAAACAAAAATCTATGTTTCTCTTTTGTGTATTCTGTTTTTTGTTTCTTTTTCAGCTTGCCGAACTGTCGGCCGAGATATGGTACTTGATCCCGGAAGCGGAGCTCGCGAGACTCGAGCAAATATCTCAGCAGTATCCGAAGGACAGGCAGATATCGCTATTACAGGTGAGCAAATTGCAGGACAAAGTAATGCAATTGCAGAAGACCTCGACGACCTTGAACGAGCAATTATCAGCGGAACGGACGCGGACCAAGACCTTGAGAGAATCCTACGAGCGATACGAAGCCGAAAACTTGAAAATTATGACTTCAAAACAAAACGAAATAAACCGCCAGACTGAGCTCAAGCAAGAAGAGATCGCTAAGCGTCAACGTGTTGAAAACCAAAATACCATTCTGTGGAGCATTCTAATCGTTTTATTTGTTTTGGGTACAATGCTTTTATATGTGAAATTTAAAAGTAAGTTTCTGAATTTCGGTTTGTTCAAAAAATAAAAAGGAGGACACCAGGGAAAATGACTTTGAGTTGGAAGGAGCCCCGAAGAAATTCGGGGCTTTCTCATGTAGGCTGTTTGTAGGCGAAATAAACATATGAGTTTTATTTCTTTGTATAGAAAGAACTTATGTATGTCTTGCGCAATCAATAGAAAAAAGCCCCATTGCCGCTAAGTGTTAAGCCCTTCTTTACCAGGAGGGCTTTTTTTATTGTTTTAGCTCATATTTCCTTGCTTTATATCAATTTCATGTTATTATTCACTGTGTAATCGTTTATATTTGTTTTATCTGATTTGTATAAATTAAAGTGTTTTTATATTTATTTGTAGGCTATATGTAACCTATGTGTTGGCTTTTTTATAGGAGGTTTTCAGGTGGGGGTAAAGATTCGAGAGTCAAAAGGTAAGATTTATCTCGATTTTTATTATCATGGCAAAAGATGGTGGGAGTCAACTGGCTTGACCATTCCCGCGGACAAGCAGCTCGCCAAGGAAGTATTCCGACTTGCCGAGACGATCCGCACAAAAAAAGAAATGTCCATTGTCGCGCGTCAAAATAACGTATTGGATCCGACGGCCGGCAAGGGTCTCTTATATCAATACCTGGAAGAATCTGTAAAAGGAAAATCTACGCAATACGCCATTCACAAAGTTGTTCATTGGGTGAAGACGTTGCGCCCAGGGACGCGTCTTGAAGACCTGAACACTGCCTGGATGGAGCGATTCCAGGAAGAGCTTTTATCCGTCGCCGGCGTGACCGCTCAAACGTGCGAGCATTACTGCAATTCACTCAGGGCGCAATTTAAAAGAATGTACCGAGATAAAATAATTGCTAATGATCCGGGCGAGGGCGTGAAGCATATCAAAGTCAAAAAGAAAATGAAGCCTTTCCTGGAAGACTGGGAAATTCAAAAGTTGATCGAGACACCGATCGGTGGACAGAAAACCGGCATCGGTCCGGCGATCCGGCAGGCGTGGTTTTTTGGACTCGTTACCGGCTTGCGTGTTTCTGATCTTCGGTCCCTCAAGTGGGGAGACATTGACGTTGTTGCCCGCAAAATTCTAAAAGGTCAAATTAAAACCGACGAGGATGTATCTATCCCTATAAAAGCCGAGGGATGGGCATTAATTGACGACGGTATAAAACATAGCCCTGGTGATTTTGTTTTCCCACGAATTGCCGCAGTGAAGAACATTGAAAATACAAATCCCTATTTACATAAATGGGGAGTGGATGCGGGACTGACCAAAGCGATTGGCTGGCACATAGCCAGGCATACCAACGCGACGGACCTGCTTGAATCCGGCGCTGACGTGTATACGGTCATGAAGCTCCTGGGACATTCGAAAATTGAGACGACTATGAGCTATGCGGCAGTAACGAGTAGAAAGAAAAAGGCTGCGGTTGATGCGTTGCCAGAATATGGGTTTGAAGTTAAAAAGTAATTTACTCGTCCTTTATCAATTCATAATACCAAGCACCACTCAGATCGCCAGTCATAACCAAGGAATATTTCGCGCTTTTATCAGGTATATTTATTGCTCTAGTACTTACAGTCAACCAGTCGCCATTAATTGTTTTAAATTGCAAAGATTTTTCTCCAGATGAACAATTGATGTAATCCGTAACATGTCCAAATAAAAGAGTGCCTTCATATTTAGCGTTTCCAAGTTTTATTCCATGTGCAAAATTAAACTCAATTTCGTTATTGTAAAGCAGATTCTGAAATCTAACGGATATTTTTGGTTTGTTGGATTCCGAGTCTACAGTAAAATTACAGGACGAGAAAAGTATGACTGTAAAAACTGCAATACAAATTAATAATATTTTTTTCATATATGTTCTCCAATGAGCTTAGTATAATCCTGTTTTTTTTTTCGTCAAGCTTAAATATTATTTCATTTTTCATGATATAGTACTTATGGCCTTAAGCGGTTGCCCAGTCTTGTACGAAAAACAGCTTCCTTCAAGGGGAGCAGTATATGTACATGGAAATTGAGGAACTGAAAGAAAAGTATTCACTTGACGCCGCAACAATTGCTTATACAACCGGTGTGCTGGAAAAAACTGCGGAAAAATGGCTCGCAAGAACGGGAGAGTTTCCAATCCCAGCATTGAGAGTACTTCTTCTCGTAAATGGCGAGGTAAAACCGGAGGATTTTCGAGCTTAATCTGCACTGAGGAACGAAGTGGATCTTGATGAAAAAAGAGAAGAACTCCGGAATGATCTCCTCTATGCTGCAAACAAAATGCGAATAGCCCGAAAACAAAAGAAATTTATACAAGCGGCTTATTGGAAAGGATGGATTGAAAAAACCGAAGATTTCTTGCTTTTTCTCGATTCCATTCGCGACCTTGCCGAGCGATAGCGTCGTGCTGCCATTCTAAAAACGTGATCCAGGGTGGGCGTTTCTGAAAGAATTGCGCCTTCATTCATTGTATCAAAAGTCTTTTCAGAAATTTCCGCGATAAGTTTGAATGTTTTCTCATTAACTAGAACGATTCTCACCATGTTGACATCATCAGGGCGTGAAAAAGAAAGAGTTTTCATTTTGGATATGCCTTTTTTATAGATAAATTTTATACTATATTTTCGGCAGAATTATGGATATTTTGATTTATTTCGAGCTTTTCGCCTTTTACTGGCGGAATCCTGACGACGGATCCTTCAGGAAGTTCATTTAATTGAGGTTCGTTTTTTTTTACCTGGGACATCGCTGCAGCGTGAATCATAGTTTGAATGGTTTGTAGTGTTTCGGGGATGAGATTTTCAAGGTCGTAAAGAATAGGTTTGTATTTTCGCGCCAAGGAAAGTATTTCGTGATCTTCTTTTGTAAGATTAGGATCTATTCCATCGAGCAGATATTTAACTGTTGTTCCAAAATCTCGAGCCATTCGCACAGCTATATCTAGTCGGGGAAGTAGGTTTCTTTTTCTCCAGCCATTATATGCGTCCCGGTTAACCTCGCCGGAGAACACGCTATCAAGCCAATCCTCGATAGACATGTTTTTTTTGTATTTTACTTCGCGTTTTACGCGATCAAAAAAGGTCATACTCATATTATCGTATATTTTATCACAAATTGTGTAAAAATTAACACTTTTTTACTTGACAAAGTGGCGTTTATACCCCAATAATGCTCCTATGAGTGTACCAAACGACACATTACTAAGTGAAAACGTCAAAATTCCGTGGAAGACCCAAGAAGAGCGTTCGTCATGGAAAAATTATTTGAATGAGACAGGTCGAAAAGCCGGACCTTATTTCCGTATTCTTGCAATTGAAGCGATGAGTCACACGGAAAAATCTAGCTCTGAGGCATCCCATGACTGACTCAATCGCAACCATCAACCCAGGGATTAGCGCTATCTCTCAGCGCATGTCTGTCCAGGAAGCAGCCGAGTTCCTCGGCTACTCCCTGAAAACCCTTTACCAGAAAAATCACGCTCATGAAATTCCTCACTTTAAGATGGGAAACAAACTCTGGTATTCCCGGGAAGACCTTGAGAAATACATGGAACGCAACACTGTCCGGATTTCAGCCAGTTACGAGTTATCCGAGCAGGCTGATGCAATTATAAGCGGACATAAACAGAGGAGGCAAAAATAATGCTTTATAGGGGTATTCGTGCGGTAAAGACATACAACCGGTCCTGGTTTGTCCCGGCGCTCGGGATCGCGGGTATTTTCACGACTGCCAAGGATGTGATCCAGGGGATCGACGCGGCGATCGTGAACGGGAAGCTTTCGGGGGTGGATCGTGGAAGTCGGTGATCTAGTTTATATAAGCGAAACTATAAGAGAAGACCAAAACACTCCGGCCTCTATGAAATGTTTTGCAGGCCATGAATCACGAATTTTGCGTTCCAGACCTGACATTACTTTTGGCATAGTATATGCCCTTGATATTGATTTACAGCAACATGCGTGGCCTGCTTCTTTTTTACTGTTTGTTGAATCAGCAAAACAGGACAGAAAACCCATAACAGCGTCAGAAGCTTTAGCAATAGATCTTGAATTAAATAGCTCTCGTTTTACACCTTTAGAAACCATGCGTAAAAGGTTTGAATCATATATGAATGATGCGCGGTCTATTTCAGACGGCTTGAAAGGCTCTCCACGCCAAACTGTAGAAGCTCTGCTTAGTAGCCCCAGTTCATTAATAATTGATATTGATAGTGCCAGTAAATATCTCGATAAAATGTCAAATCTTAAAAACCCTTGTTTAGATAAAGATTATGCAGAGCGTTTAGAAAATTATGTGGCTGGAAGATGCTCGGAAACACTCGAATCCCGAAAATCAATTCGCGCCAGATTGCTTGGAATAAAAATGCCTCTTGTATAAGCGGGCATAAATATTGTGGAGGAACACATGAAAAAATCGCTTTTTGACAAATTGTATGGGGCTTGTGAAACGGCTGTTAAAGTCATGCAGAAGCCTGTTCGTATCAGAATGATCAAGAGAGCCGCGGAGCGTGTTGGCGATGACCTTGAATCAAAAAGTATCGAGCTCGCCTTGAAACGCGAGAAGCTCGAACTATCTCTCGCAAATGCTGTCAATGAGGATGATGCAATTTCCATTTTCAAGCAGCTCGCAAACCTGGAACGCGAAGAAGAAGAGGCCGAGGCCCTTGTCGAAGCTGTTCATCGACAGGCCGTGAAAATGTTTGCAGAATTTGACGTCGAGGACGAGGCTGAACAGGCTAAATAAATTGGCATCTTAGCGCGTCGCGCTAATTCATAATACGGCCTTCCGGGGCTGGAAATACCGGAAACCGAGGAAGAAGGCTTCGGGTGTTTGGAAGGTTTTATATCCCTTATGTTTGGGATAATCGCTCGTTTCGGGGAGGCAAAAAAATATGGACAAAATGAAAGAAGTGACGCTTGACACTTTTCAGCATGGCGCGGTGCTTGACCTGTTTGATGATGAAATGAAAGCCGTTATCGCAAACATAGCGGATATCAACACGGATCCCGCAGCAGTCAGAAAAGTGACCATTGAGCTATCGATCAAGCCCGATAAAACCCGGCGCAATGCTGAGGTAACGCTAAAAGTAACGTCAAAGCTTGCGCATACAAAACCGCAAGCATCGTTTATGTTCTTCGATCGCGTGGACGGCAAACTCGTCGCGCTTGAAGACGAACCCGGTCCGGAACTTCAATTCCCGGAACAAAAAGCAGAATAAGGAATTAATTAATGGATAAGCCAGTAATAGACAAGATCGAGCAATTGGTTAATGAAAAAACCCTTCTCGATATAGGCGGGCAAAAATTCTCTCCGGTACAACTGAAACCGATCGTTTTTAATCCTTTGGTGGATACGATCGTAGTTCATACCCTTTCGGGATTATGTGACTTTATTTCAAATAGCATCGTCACCAATGAATTCGTTCACATAATAGACAATAAAAACGTCCAGTTTATTACTCCCGTGTTTGGCGCCGATCGTAAACGCGAATCGCCCGTGACTGCAATTATTGACAGTCGACTAGAAACGTTCCCATTCGGAACATTTTTAAGCCAGGAAGAATTCGCAATTCGTTTCCGCTCTCAGTTTGAACGCAAGGACGGCGACGATTCAGAATATGTGCTTTCGTTTGCCTCGTCGTTAGTTGGCGGAACCACAATCGGCGCAGAAGACGACGGGATTACTCAAGTTGTCCAGGTGAAACGTGGGTTATCCGGGGCAAAGAAGGACGAAGCTGCTTCAAAGCCGATTGTCAAGCTTTCGCCCTATCGAACATTCCGGGAAATTACTCAGCCTGAAAGCGAATTTCTTTTCAGAATACGCCTTGATTTAAACGATGCTCCCAAGGTTGCGTTATTTGAAGCGGACGGAGGGAAGTGGATCCACGCCGCGATCGAAGGCATTGCCGCTTTTATTGCAGCGCGACTTCCGGCAGTAAGGATACTCGCATGAGTAAAAAGCTCGTTAATGCTGCGCTGACGCTTTCAATTCTATTTCTTGCTTTATTTGTCGCCGGCGTAGCTTTCGAGCTTATTACTCCGACCGACAGACCTGCTTCATGTAAATCCTGCGCACAGAGGGGTAATTGTAATCCCTCAAATTGCAAGGCTCAAGGGGTCTATCAAAAATGACAACCAGGGAGCTTATCATTCGCGCCAGAAATTCCGTGGAAAAGGCTCGGGAATCATCCACAGATGGACTTTTATCTCCCGAAATGCTTCTCATGGAATTGATGGCAAGCTCGCTGGAATATCATTTGATTATGCACACACGTATGCAATTAGAGGTTCATGATCAGATTGTAAGGTTGAAGGATTTAATTATAAAGCCTTCTTGAAAAATCGGGGGCGAGGCGTAACGGTACGCACCTGTGAAAACCGCAAGACACTGCGTTCTTGTGCAATTACTCAGGGTCTTAACATGAGCGGGTTCGACTCCCGCAGCTTCCAAGAGGTTACGACGAAAACCTCTCAGTAATCCGGCTATGATCTACCGGACGTCATTATACCACATTGGGTCGAAATCTTAAAAAAGGAGGTAAAAGTCTATGAAAACCATTCTTCTGTTTCTGGTCAACCTGGCCGGCCTGTTCAGCGGTTTTATTTCTTTCGTGGTTAAAATTGCTACGGCACTTTTAAGCCCCGCAAAATATGACCCTGGTCTGAACATTGTTCGCATGATTGGCGAGGCAGGCGCGCAAATCTTTGGTGTGAAATACATCTTTGATAAACGTCCGTGTTCTGCGACTGGCGGCATTGCTTAGCGAAAGATCTTAGCAATTGTGGTCATTCTAACCCCGCTTGACTGGGCAAGTACAGGCGGGGTTTCTTTCCGGTTTCCGGGGTTATAGCTCAGCGGTAGAGCAGCGATTGAGTTAATTCCAACGCAGGTCGTCGGTTCGAATCCTTCTGACCCCATAACAGCAATTTTAGTAAAGAGGATTTTTAATGATCGATAATTTCGAATCTTATATAGATTCGCTTGGTGTACTCACAAACGAAGATCTCTATAAGGATATCGACGAGACAATGGAAGCGCGACGCCGCGATAAACAGTCGGGCGAGGATTCAACCAAGAACCCAATAGACGAGAATTAAGGAGCATCGTTATGCATCAATTAAACAGTCTTTTGATCGAAGGTACTGTAAAAGACCATCCGGAGGCCGGCGAAACTCCCGATGGAGGGCTTTTAACCATCTTTACCATTTTCAACACCACGTTCCGGGGCGTGAGCAACGATCGAAAGAAGAAAATATCAGAACTTGAAGTTGTTGCAGAAAACACAATGGCTAAAGAAGTTGAAGAAAAATGCACCCCGGGTCGATCCGTTCGCATTATTGGGCACATCGAGCAGTTCTTTTTCAATGTTGAAGGGATCTCAAAAAACATGGTCATGATTGCTGCTGATCATATCGAGTATAAGGGCTAGTTCGATTCTGTATCATTCTCAAAAAGGAGAAACAAGGCGATGAAGAAACAAATCACGTTCGAGCTGGGTGACAAGGTTAAGTGGGATAGCCAGGCGGCTGGGTATATCAAAACGAAAAAGGGAAAGATCGTTGTTGTTCTGCCTGCAGGAACAAGGCCGGGGGACGGAGTGCTTGCTGGTCTCCGGTATCCTGGCAAGCCGCGTAATCATGAATCTTATGTCGTCATGGTTGGGGAAAAGTACTACTGGCCGAGGGTCGCGTATCTCAAGAAGGTTGGAAAATAGATGGCTGATGTAAATCACGTCATTCTGATTGGCCGGCTTACCCGTGACAGCGAACTTAAGTACACATCAGGTGGGATGGCAGTTAACAAATTCGCCATAGCTGTTAATCGTCGCCGGAAGAAAGGTGACTCTTGGGTTGAGGAAGCGAGCTTTTTTGACATCATTCTTTGGGGACGCGCTGCGGAAACCCTTCAACAATACCTGGTGAAGGGAAAACAAGTCGCGATCGAGGGAGAACTCCGCCAGAACCGATGGGAGCAGGACGGCCAGTCATTTTCGAAAATCGAGATTATGGCACAGAATGTTCAATTGCTTGGGGGGCACGCCCAATCAGGCAATAGTCAAGGTGGAAACAATCCCGCGGGGAATAGTCAAAACGCTCAGGCTTCATCAGGAAGGGCGCAAAGCGCTTCAAACGGCCCTGGACACCAAAATGCCAATGCGGATGCAAATGCGCCTACGGGAAATCACAATCCGGGGCAAGGTGACCTATCCTACGATGATGATATGAGCACACCTCCGGATTTTCCGGATGATATACCGTTTTAGAGGCACAACCGATGGAATTTACTTGTCCGTATCGCATGAAAAAAATAGACGGCACTCATGGTTATTACTTGAAACCGCTTACCAGCGGGGACGAGGATCTATTTGACCGGTTACTGAAAAAGGGTAACGCCGGAGACAAGACGATTTACCAGGGTGTTTTCAAGTTGCAGGAACGGCCAAGGTCGTACAATCAAATTAAAACTGCTCGTTTGCTTACAGCGATAATTTTTCAGAGTCAAAACGAACGAAAGGGCACGAAGGACGAGCTTGATGATTTATACGAGGATTTGATTGACGCGTATGCTGATAAGGTCCCGAGCAAATTTCGTCCTGGACAGCTTCGGTCGGTACGCATGCGAGCCGCTGATATTCTATCGGCTGCGCATTTTATCGAAGGGCTGATGATTTGTCTGTCTGAAACGTGCGATTTGCCGCTCGGTCCACAGACCGAAGTGCGCGGACTTTTGACGGAATGGATTGCCTGGCGTGGTGGATTGAATGAAGATCCGCTTGACCAGAATGTTTCGGAAGCCTTCTGGCGGGAAAAACATCCGTATAGTGAGGCATCCGGGCTTGGCGGGCAGATTGCGCGGGCGCACATTGTGTCGCGCGGGGCAGACAAGGCCGACATTGAAGAACCCTGGAACTGGATCGCCTTGACGCCGAGCGAGCACCGATTACAGCATGAGGCTGGGTGGGGCGCATTTTTGGATAAGTTTCCTCACCTCCGGGGCAGGTATGAACGGGCACGGTTAAAGGCAAAAAAACTTGGAATCGAGGTTGCTGAATGAAAGAGTCATTTCTGCTTTACTACGAATACGAGGAATATTTCAACGAGTTGTCCGACTCCGAGGGGATGATGTTGCTCAAGGCCATTTTCGCATATGAGAAACGGGGAGAAATTTTACCTCTTGACGGTATGGGGAAAGCGTTTTTCATGGTTATCACCAATGCCCTTGAACGCAACAAAGAAAAATACGCAAAGATATCTCAGGTTCGTTCTGCGGCCGGAAGTAAAGGGGCAGAAATCAAACAGACAAAGCAAATCGAAGCAAATCAAGCAAATGCTAACACTTGCCAGCAAACCGAAGCAAATCAAGCAGTACCGGATCCTGATCCTGTTCCTGAAAATGATCCGGAACCTGTTCGGGAAGAAAAGAATGAGGCGCTTTTTTCAGTAACACAATTTCGGGTAACTCAAAATAATTTATCATCAGACATCGAAGAAGATCGCAAGTGCTGGAATGAATCCGGGGCAAAGCCTATTGAACGCCGTACTGTTCTGCAATTCAATCCAGACGAAATGAAATCGTGCAGTATAACTGCTCAGCATTTTAAGCCTCCACAAGTCAAAGACGCGCTCATGAATTATTTGGGGTTACTTAAAAGTTTGGACCATGAGGTATCAAGCCCTTATCGTTCGTTTACCGGCTTTATGCGAACTGGAGTTGCCAAGTTTGTGACTGAGGCGGATCCCTGGAATGAGTATCGGAAAAAGGCTTTAGGCTCAGCATCAGGGAAAAAAGACTTGTTTGTCTGGAAACCAGAAGAGGAGAGCATAAGTGCAGAAAATTGATGCTTTCATAACAGACCTACAGACTTATTATGGCGGGTATAAAAACAAGCAGGTTGCAAAAGATATCCAGGAAGAACTTGAATATTATGATCCAAAATATTTTGATGCAATTTTGCGACAAATAAAAAGTATGGTACCTGCTGCTTATCTGGCGGATCGAAAAAGCGTAACCGACGCAATTAAGGTTTTGAAAATTGAAAGGCTGGATGAACCGAATCATGAAAATCTTTGCCCGAGTTGTAATAAAAAAATGTATATTACCGGGGGAATTTGTCCATGGTGTGGGTATGATATGTTTGGGAGCGATTCTCCCAAAGAATGGCGCGAATTTGTCGAATTAGCAAAGGCAGGAAAAAAACCTGTTTTGGATTTTGAAGGCATGCTGCGTGGATTACAAAAAAACGAAAATAAAGAGCGCTTTGATTCTGTGCTTACATCAGCTAAAAGAGGGGTGATGGCATAATGAATTTCCTAGAGCAATTTATTTATGACAATCTTGCGCTAATAATTTTTATGACATTTTACTTAGGGGTTATGTTTGGGGTGTATGTCATAAAGTCGTGGTGTTCGAAATGTGAACATCTTATTCTGAACATTATATCGATTGTTCGGTGGACGCTTTAACCGTCTAACCGCTACGCTTATTAGACGGATATGCGCCAAGTTTTTGGCACAGATTACGGGAGGAAGAAAATGACAGCTTGCGAACAGCTTTTAAAGGATTTAGAAGCAAAAAGAGACATCGCTTACATGGACGCCAAAGATGCACGTGTAAAAGCTGACACGCTTGATTATGCGGTTATATCGCTTAGAACTGCCTTGAAAAAAGACATGATGGACAAGCAGGACGGTGCCAAAAACACCGAACAACAGCTTCAACCTGATAACGCGCCTTCGGCGGTTACAGGTTAAGCAAATGTTAGCAGGGAGAAATCAAAGGAAATCAGATGCGAAAAGTAAAAACGTTTAAGTATGAAAGACTGGAGGGAAACACCTTCTTTTCTAAAGTGGAAGATGGTGAAGGATTATTTATTCAGTATGGTATTGATTACGAACAGTGTGAATACGGTACTGGAAATTTTTCAACTGCGATTGTTGAAATGCCTGATGGGGCAGTTAAAAATATTTCGGTTGATTTGATTCAGTTTATAATTGAATAAACGTGGGGAAATGAAATGCAGAATAAACTTACAGATCTTAATAATCATCTTTTTGCTGAAATAGAACGATTAGGTGACGAAGACCTTAAAGGGGAAGAACTTAAAGAAGAGTTATTCCGTGCCCAGGGGATATGCAAGGTTGCAGCAGAAATTATATCGAACGGCCAATTAATTTTAGATGCTGCAAAAGCGGCTGATGAATTGCCGGGCATTGTTAAATTTCCGCTCCTAATAGAAAGCATAGGCTATAAATGAAGAATCGCACTAAGCCCCATACATGGACACAAGAAGAAATACTTTTCCTTAAAAACAATGTTAAAGGCTTAAGTTATCAAGCTGTAACGGAGTTGTTTAATAAAAAATTTTCGATGTCAGTGAGCTTTTACCAAATAAAAGGAATACTTAAAAGAAATAAATTAACAAATGATTGTGATAAGAAATTTCAAAAAGGGCATGTTCCATACAATAAAGATTTAAGGGGTATCCGTCTCAGTCCAGAAAGTGAATTTAAAAAAGGCCATCAGCCGCATAATTATAAAGAAATCGGATCCGAACGAATAAACGGTGAAGGTTATATCGATATTAAAATTGCTGATCCAAATGTATGGAAAGCGAAACATAGAATTATTTGGGAAGAAGCAAACGGGCCTTTACCAGAGGGTCACTGTTTGATTTTTTCTGATAAAAACAAACTGAACATCGATCTTGACAATATGATTTTAGTTTCACGAAAGGAGCTCGCTGTCATGAATAAACAAGGGCTTATTTCAAAATATAAAGAATTGACCGTTATAGGGAAAAGTATTGCAGCAGTAAAGATACGAATGATGGAAAGGGTAACAAAAAATCAACCCATTGCGAGAATTGAAAAATAATGATACAATTCTAACAATCATAAAGCAATTGCGTGAGATTTGCCTCCCACTTAATTACTGAATGATTACTTCCAAACGCTCAAAGTCATTTATATAACTCGGAAAACAAGGCCTCGCGCAATACGTGGGCCTTGAGTTATTAGGTGGCAAACATGAGAAATATACTTCGAAAAATAATCTACGTTCTCAAGATAAGCGCATTTATAGTCGTTGCATTGCTTGCGACTATACACGTTACCCGTATCAGTCACCGGAAGGGCTGTCTATGAGCGAATCATCTTGTCATAAAACCAGAAAATTGGTCTCAAAATACAGGGATAGAATTATTCAACGGGCTTTAGATGAAAAAAAAGCATATCTACTTAATGAAGTAGAACAAGCCAAAGAAAAAATAATAAGCGACTTTCTTAAAACAAATAGCCCAAGATTATATTTGTCCGCAATGGAATTGGTTCAAGGAAAACCCTTACTTATGAGAATCGGATACTCCTGGAGAATATTGTGCGGAAAGAAGAAATAACTAAGCCTAAAAAGCCCACAGTAAAACCATCCGCAAAGAAACCGGCACAGAAGACGAAGGCTAAAACTAAACCCGCACCTAAGACCAAAACGGAAGACAAGGAAACCAAAACAAAACCACCTGAAAAGATGCTGATGTTTGCCGCTGAGTATATCATCGACTTTAACGGCACGGCAGCAGCAGAACGCGCGGGATATGTAGGGACGAAAGAATCCCTCGGAGTCATGGCTTCCAGAATGTTAAGGCATGTTAGGGTAATTGCCGAAATGGAGCGACTCCTGGAGAAGCGGAACAAAGGGCGGGAACTTAGAAAAGCCCGAGTAATCAATGGGTTTGAGAAAATTGCATTCGATCCTGATGAGATAGAAATAAAATACGATAAATCAAATAAAAAAGGTAAAAATAAGAACAATGAAAATGAGGATAGAATTCTCAGCGTTTCCCGAGCAGATAAATTATCAGCATTGAAAGCGCTTGGACAGATAGAAGGAATGTTTAACGGGAAAGACGACGACGATGAAGGGCATGGAATGGGTGGGGTAATTCTTTTGCCTGTCAAGATGGTTGGTGAAGCCTGGGCTCAGCAGTATTCAGGAGAAAAGCAGTGAGCAGATCGTCGGCCGTGACAGTAGAAGAGATACTCGACGAGGATTATGACGAATCCGCGGAGGCAATGCCGTTAATCGCGATCCCGAAAGTTATCCCGAAGCCGATCAAGTGGCAGCCTCAACCGACGCAGTTCGCGGCGATTACGTGCCCGGCAGAAGAGTTGCTCTTCGGAGGAGCGGCCGGAGGCGGGAAATCTGATTGGTTACTCGCGGACGCGCTGCAGGGTGCGATGATGTATGGCAATGGCTTTCGAGGTGTTCTTTTTAGACGATCGTTCCCCGAGCTGGAAGAGCTGCTTGCCCGCGCGTATGAATTATACGGTGGGCTCGCAAAATACAATCAGCAATCGAAAAAATGGACATTCAAGAACGGAGCGACGCTCAAGCTCAGGTATATAGAGTCAGATAAAGACGTGTATCTGTATCAAGGCCATCAGTATAGCTGGATTGGCTGGGATGAACTTGGGCTTTATCCGACAGACTTCGCGTATCGGTATCTTATGAGCCGCCTGAGATCCGCTGCAGGAACCCCGTGCGTTATCAGGGCGACGGCAAACCCTGGCGGTCCAGGGAACGCGTGGCTCAAGAACCGCTTTATTGACTCGTATCACCCGAATGTCATCCACGTTGACTTTGAAACCGGAAATAGAATTGTTTTCATCCCTTCAAAACTTTCTGACAATCAAATTCTATGCAAGGCCGATCCCGGATACGAAAAACGCCTTGATATTCTACCCGAGGCGCAGCGTCGCGCTCTTAAGTTTGGCGACTGGGATGTGTTTTCCGGACAGATTTTCTCCGAGTATCGTAGAGAAAAACACCTTATTGCGCCGTTCCCTATTGGTCCCGAGTGGACAAAGTTTTGCGCGATGGACTGGGGATATGCAAAACCCTATGCGATCGTATGGCTTGCCGTAAGCAATGACGGCCGAGTGATTCTATACCGGGAAAAGTACGGATGCACGAACGAGCCAAACACTGGACTGAAACAGGATCCGGGACTTGTTGCGAGCACTGCCTGGAACGATTCTGTCGGGGAAGGCGTCACAACTATGATTGCGGATCCGGCGTGTTGGTCAACGGTAGACGGATCCGCTACGATCGCGCAGAAGTTTGAATCAGTCGGGTGGACGATGATCAAGGCTGATAACTCCCGCGTGAACGGCCTTATGAGGCTGCACGAGTTAATGCAGACGACTTCGCACGACGGCCGGCCGATGCTTCTCGTATTCAATACCTGCAATGCGTTTATTCGCACGGTACCGGCGCTCGTTTCGGATCCAAAAAAGCCCGAGGACGTTGATACAACGATGGAAGATCATCTTTACGACGCTCTTCGATATGGATGCATGTCACCGCAAGCGATCAATCCGCGAATGATAAGGAAGCCTCGGAATCCTTATCATGTGACACCTCGGCAAGATTACGATCCGCTCAATTACGGGCTGTCTTCATGAAAATGTATGGGAGGATGATATGGAAATAGGTATGGGATTGCGAAAGAAAAAGAAAAACCCGAATCTTCCGGAAGAAGATAACTCGGCTAAAAACGCACAGATCAATAAAAATATTGATGAAACGTTTTTTAAGAAACCAGAGCCCGATAAGCCCGTTGTGGGGGGTGGATCCTACAGCGAAAAGGTAGACAAACAGGTCGCTGCAGGATCCGATAAGGTCGAAGCAGAGCTTGAATTGCGTAATCTGATGGGGATCCCGCCGGAAAACACGGCAATGCTTGATAAAAAACAAATTAAGTCCTGGCTCAAGAGCGCTGGAGTCGATACAGGTGGAATTAACTTTGACAACTATGCCGAAGTTGTTTCTGTTTATCATCGATCGGTCGGGAATTCAGCAAAGGATCCGAGGTCTGTATGAGCGAATCAGCTGGGGCGGCCCAAAACACCGAAAGAAATAAAGAGTTGGTTAAGGACCTCCTGGCTAAATTCGAAACAATGAAGGAACGTCGGGAAGCCTATGAACCTGAATGGAAAGAGATAACAGATTTTATTCTCCCGCGGCGATCTTCTTGGGATCTTGAGGAAGAACCGGAAAAGAAAACGCGTGTGAAATTATTTAACACCTATGCACTGTATGCCCTGCAACTACTTTCGAGAAGTTTTGTCGGGTATATGGTGTCACGTACTGAGCAATATTTTTCTCTTAAGGTCGAGCAACTTAAGATGGCTATTCCAGGTGTAGCCGATTGGCTTGAACAGATTCAGCAGTTAATAACAGCGGAATTATCAAGCTCAAACTTCTATGAGTCTCTTAGTGAGCTCGTGCCCGACTGCGGAGCAACAGGAACGGCAACGCTTTACAATGAGGAAAACATTGGAAAGAAAAAAATCTTTTTCTCGGCTCGGCATCCAAAAGAAATATGGGTTGAAGAAGACAACTTTGGTGTAGTAGATACTGTTTACCGAAAATTTCGCATTACCTACAAGCAGGCAAAGCAAAGTTTTGGTGATGGATTGCATCCTACTGTGCTTGAGGAAGCAAAATTAAAACCATACAAATATGTAATCATGCTTCACATTGTAACACCGCGAGGCGATCGAATGCAAAACAGTCCATTATCAAAGGACATGCCCTGGGCATCGTATTACATCGATATTAAAAATAATCATCTTGTTAGCGAAAAAGGATATCAAGAGATGCCTTATTTCGTATGGCGATGGATTAAGAATTCCGATGAAGTGTACGGCGTTGGTCCTGGTATGGACGCACTAACGGACGTGAAAATGCTCAACCAGGTAGCGCGAACCAGATTAAATCTTGCTCAGCTGACAAGTGATCCTCCCTGGGCAATCGATGATGGTATGAAAGGTGATGAGCGTATTTTACCGCACGGCATGAATTACGTTGGTCCTAATCAAGAACCACCCCAAGCTTTACAGGTTGGAGCTAATTATCCAATCAATAAAGACGTTGAAGCGTCGCTACAGAAAACGATTGGTTGGCATTTCAATGTTGATTTTTTCTTGATGGTATCTCAGCAGGATAAAAACATGACTGCACGGGAAGTTATCGAGCGAAAAGGCGAAGGCGCTGCAGTTCTCGGTGGTGTTGTTGGAAGGTTTGAGCAAGAAATTCTTTCTCCGGTTATCGAGAGAACGTACAAAATATTAAATCGTCGAGGCGTGTTGCCCCCACCGCCTCCGGAACTTCTTGAAGCTGGTGGAAAAATTGAGATTGTGTATTCAGGTTTTCTTGAGCAGATCAGGAAAAAATATTTTCAGACAACTGGTATTTCTCAGGCTCTTGAATTCTTTATGCCGATATCACAGGTCAGTCCTGAGATATTGGACAACATCGACATGGATGAACTTACCCGCAATGCGATGAATGGTTATGGACTTGCCCAATCAATCATTCGCGAGCAGCCTGATGTAAATAAAATCAGGCAGAACAGAGCGCAAGTACAACAACAGCAACAAGCCGAGGCTATACAATTGGAGCAACAAAAACTTATTGCGCAAAATTCAGATAAGTTAAATCAGAAGGTAGTAACGGGAAGCCCGTTGGAGGCAATAGCAAATAAATAAAATGATTAGAAATCTATTTAAACATTGCAAAAATGAAAAAGAAAAAGCAGAGGATATTCATCGGAGATTTCAAAAATTATTTTCTACCGAAGAGGGAAAAATCTGCTTAACAATTTTGTTAGAGGACTTATATTTTTTCGATACCTGTGCTACTATAGAGACGCAAGCATTGAAAAATTATGGGACGTATCTAATTAAAAATCGGCTTGGTGTATCCGACACGTTTGGAATCACTGATGCAATATTGAACATTAAGAAGGAAACATAAATTATGACGGAAGGTACTACCAGTGATCCGGCAACGGGCAATCCTGGAACCTCGGAAGTCGCGGAAGTAGCGGGCGGCAGCCTGCTCACCGGACAAACTTTATCTGCCGAAGCCCCCGCACCAGAGCCGGCGTTGCCGAAGACTGCGGAGGGAAAAACTGTAACGCCAACCTGGCACGCACAGTTACCAAAGGACCTTCAAGGAAATGAATCGTTAAGCCGTTTCGATAAACTCGAACTTGCGGCGAGGGCGTATCTTGAATTAGAGGGGAAACTTGGGGCTGCAATCACCGTTCCTGGGGACGACGCGACAGACGAAGAAAAGGCCGCTTATCGAACTAAGATAGGTGTCCCCGAAAAACCAGAAAATTACTCCTTTGAGAAAATTGAATTACCAGAGGGCTACGATAGTGAAGAGGCGTTACAACAATATCGCCAAATTGCTTTTGAAAGTGGCCTAACCAATAAACAAGCCGAGGCTTTTTATAAGGCACAAATTCAATCACTCATTCAAAATGAGCAAGATGAAATTGCCGAAAAGAAAGCTGAACTCGAGGCCTCCCAAAAGGAATTGCGGAAGGTGTTCGGTGCAAAAGCGGAAGAAGAACTCGTTATCACAAAGAGTTTTTTAAAAACTCATGCGGATAAAATTTCACCAGCTTTGTTTGCCGATATCGAGAAAAGCGGGCTTGGGAATTCTGTTCCATTCATACAGCTGCTTAACCTGTTTGCGCATGCATCTACAGAAGATACGCTCGTGGGGATGGGTAGCGGAAATACAGAATCTGGAGGATTCAGTTATCCGGGATTATAAAACAGGATAACATCATGGCTACTTTAACTGCAGCCGATCAGCTAACCCCTTTAGAGGTAGCAAAACGTTTTGGAAATAAAGACTCGATTCTTGTTATCGAGAATCTTGCAAAAGTAAATGAAATGCTGCTCGACGCCTCAGTTTTTGAGGCGTCCGACGGCACAATCAACCGCACCACACAGCGAACTGCACAGCCAACCGGCACGCGCAGAATGTACAATGAAGGCATCACCCCGCACGCCAGCCAGACCAAGCAAATCGAAGACATGATCTCGATGCTTGAGGACTATAGCGACGTTGACGCGGATCTTGCCGATCACTCGCCAAACAAAGCTGCTTTCTTGCAGTCGGAAGATGAAGCGTTCCTCCAGGGAATGGCGTTGACCCAGCAGGAAGACTTGATATATGGAAACCATACATCAGACCTTGCTCAGATCAACGGCCTTGCCGTGCGAATGCCAAGCCTTGCTGCAGGAAGCGTGTTCGACATGACTTCTCCCGACAAAGCAGGAGCCGGCGCGGGTACAAGCGTATTCATGGTCAAATGGGGAAAGACATTCACTCATCTTTTCTATCCGCGTGGTCATGAAGGCGTCGGTATCAAACGTGAATTCCGTGGAAAAGTTGACGCGGTAAAAGTAGCAGGAGCGATTCTTCCTTGTTACCGAACGTTCTTCTCCGCACAGTTTGGTCTTTCGGTCAGGCATCCCGATTCCATTAAACGCGTCGCGAACATTCTAAACGCGACAATGCCGTCTGGTCTCGCAATTCTTACCAATATCATAGCGGCGCGGAACAAAATGCCCCCCGGAGAGGGAAACATCGTCATTTATTGCAATAGCGCAGTAAAGACAGCCTTGGACGTGTACGCAATGACCAAATCGAATATGTGTTACTACGCGGACGATCCTTGGGGCAAAAAAGTTACCATGTTCCAGGACATGAGAATTCGGCAGGTGGAATCGATCGTTAATACCGAGACATTGCTCACCTGATAAACGTAACGACCTGGGCCGTATGGCCTGGGTTTATTTAGTTTTGAAAAGGAAATCAATATGGATGCTAAATTAGTATTTTGTGAAGCGATGGCAACAGGTACCATTACTCATAATGATGCGTTGCCAATTGACGAAGCGGTTACCAACTTAAAGGTTGCCACTAACGTCATTGATCTTGGCGATACCGCAACCACCACGCGGGATGGTGGCGACAAAGCGGACGGAATTCCATTGCTTGTGGATATATTCTGTACGACCCAGTTTGTAGGGGCAAACTCGCTGACCTTCTTTGCCCTTATGACATGCGATACCGTTGACGGAACTTACCGTGACCTATGGAAGTCGGACCTGTTCCTTCCGGCAGAACTTGCGCCAAAAAAGGATCCGATTCTTACCCAGATGGTTCCTGGTGGCGTTCTTGGAGCAAAACGTTTCTTGAAACTATTCATCGGCGCAATCACCGCAGACGTTACGGCAGGAGCAATCTCAGCCGCGATCAGGCCCGTTGGGTTGTGAGGTAATTGATGGCAAAGAAGAATAATACCCCTGGGAATAAACCAGGCGACAAACCACCCGACGGAACTCCGGATCAGGCGGGCGCAGCCGGTGCGGGTTCGGAAGGGAATCCTCTAGCTCTGAAAGAAAACAATGCGGAAGACAAAAAGACGAAGAAAGCGGGAAAGCCAAAAGAAATCAAATGTACTGAAATCTGTACGTTTGAAAATCGTCTTTTCAAGCCTGGAATGATAACCGTTGTCGACGGAGAAGTCCCGCCGCATTTCGAAGAAGTCTGATTTAAGGAGGCGAGGGAAACTCGCCTCCTTATTCATAATCGAGGGGAAATATGACTGATCTTGACGTATGTAACATGGCTTTATTAAGACTCGGGGATATGAAACTTGCCGACCTCACGACGGATAATAAGGCTATGCGGGTATGTAATGCGTATCTCGCAAATACAATATTAGAAATTATCAGAATATTTCCCTGGAACTGTTCGGTCGTTCGGGCGAGGCCAGTACCAGTAGCCGAGGCCACTGACTGGGTAGCTTTTACCGCATATGGCGTAGGTGTTACCAGGAAGAACGGCGCGAATTTATATGTATCGACTATTGCGGGAACGAGCGCAGCGTCGGGTGGTCCAACGGGAACAACCGGAAACATTACTGACGGTACGGTTGTATGGCGCTTTCTCTGTTCGAGTACGTTTGTCAATCTTTCAGGATGGACTTATGCCTTTATCGTACCTTCTGATTGCGTTCGCGTATTGGACATCGATGGAGCAAAGAAGAATCTCTATAGAATTGAAGGACCGTTTTTATACACCAATGTTCAAAATCCAGTTTTACGATATGCCAAACTGATAACAGTTGATGAAATGGACGCTGTTATGGTCGAGGGAGTCGTTTCCCGGTTGGCTTCAAAAATCTGTTTTATTATGACTTCCAATCTTCAACTTATGCAGCTTTTATATCAGGAATTCGCCACTACATTAAGCATTGCAAGGCAAATAGCCGCGGCCGAGGATCGTGAGGATTTGATAGATATTCTGCAGTTGTATACAAACGCGCAGATAGCGCTCAGACAAGATAGTGTGAGGGAATAGTTATGACAAAACTTGATATTATTAATCGTGCTTTCAGTAAAATATCAGTTGAAGCAATTCCAAACTTAACGGATCCAGGGAAATCTGTCGAGACAGCAAATCTTCTATACCCTGGTGCGCTCGACAGCGTACTCAGGTCCTATGATTGGGCATGTTTAATCAAGCAAGTTGCATTGGTTGAAGACATAGATATTATTTGGGAGGGATCAACCGCGTATGTATCGGGTGATCTTAGAACCAATGAAGGTATTCTTTTTCGTTGTACCGCGTCCGGTACCAGCGCGGCAACTGGAGGACCGGCATCGTATGCGATGGGTATTACTGACGGCACAGCAACATGGGATGCACTGGAGGAATATCCAGAAAATTATTCACTATATGAATATTGCTACATTTACCCGGAAGGAACGATCAAGATTATCTCCGTTGGTTCAACCCCCTACAGCGTGAACGGCCGTTTCATTTACACCGATGAAGAAAACGCCATAGCTAAAGTACTCCGTCGTCCATTTAACGTGGATGTTCTTGATTCACTATTACAAGAAGCCATTGTATTAAAACTAGCGGAATATATGGCACCAACTTTTGGACAAGCGGCAGCGGTACCGACGCTTATTCAGGAATACCAACTTGCGCTTCGAGCGGCTCGCGGGGAATCAGCAGCGGAGAAAAAAGAAGACCCCACTTCATCTCGATTATGGACGGATACTCCATGAACCAGCGAATTCCGATTACCAATTTTTTGAAAGGAGAACTTTCGGAAAAATGGTCTTGCCGATTTGATTCCCAGGTGTATGGGCAAGGCATGTCAAAATTAGAAAATTTCATTCCATTCGCGCAAGGCGGGATCACTTTGCGCCCAGGCTCTGAATTAATAGGCGCGGTAAAAACAGCGGCGAATAAAACGTATTTATATCCGATGATAATTAATTCATCCCTTTCGTATGTGCTTGAATTCGGAAATAATTATATTCGTTACTGGAAAAATGGACTTCCCATAACGTCCGGAGGAAATCCAGTTGAAACGGTAACAACTTATACGACAGCAATGCTCGCAGAATTGCAGTTCTGTCAATTTGATAAAACTTTAATCATCACACATCGGTCAATTCCTATAAAAGCCTTGATTTACACTACTGGAGATACGTTCACTTTTGGGGATTTTTCACTTGATGGTGCTGCTTGGGCGGCATCTCATGCGTATGCAGCAGATATAATCGTGTATTCAGGTGATAATTATTATTATAGCCTGATCGCAGGAACATCCGGTACAACGGCCCCGACCGGTACCGGACAAGCGATCGTTGACGGAACAGTAACCTGGAGATTTTTACAGACTGCACCGTTTCGGTCATCGACTAATTATCCAGGATGTTGCTCATATTTCAATGGACGTTTATGGTTTGCCTCATCGTTTAGAGAGCCACAAAAGATATGGGCAAGCAGGCCATTCGAATATGGGAATTTTCAACTATTTGATGTGTCGGTATTCTCTAATAGACAGCTTAAGGATCCGGCAATCTTTTATTTTAAGGGTACCGCATCAGGAAAGACTATATCAGGTTTACTTGTGGATCCCAGGGAGCTTGCCTCGGTTGGCCAATATATCACAGGACCGGTTATAAATGATGTTCCTCAAGTTCCGGCAACAGCAATTATTGAAAGTATGACAGTAAATTCTATAACAGTTGCATCAGCTGAGAATTTAGTTGCAGGGACACAGTATTATGCTGCTTCCTGGTGGCCGGATACAACGATACCAGTGTATGAAAATATAACGACACGAACGGATGTTATTGGAGACGGTTCAGCGATTGAGATAGAACTAAATTCAGACCAGAATAATTATATAAATTTCATGGCATCCTCAAAAGTATTGATTATAGGCACTGTATCTGATGAGTGGACATTACCAAACAACATAACAGCAATAAATATTATGGCTCAACTTCAAACTAGAATAGGATCTGCTGCAAAACAGGGTCTGCTTTACGATAGTGCAGTTATTTTTGTACAGGGCGATCTTAAAAAAGTACGCGAGTATTTCTATCAAACTGACAATGAATCATACAAATCTCCAGACCTTACTTACTTTGCGGATCATATTCTTGGATCGGGGATTGTTGATTTTGATTATGTGCAAAATCCAGAATCGCAGATGGTGTTTGTTACTTCTGATGGATATATTGCTCTTCTTTCGTACAGCAAACAATATGATTTACTCGCATGGTCAAGGCATATAATTGGTGATGCAGTTGAATCGGTTGCAATTGTTCCGGGCGCTACAGGGGATGATATTTATATGACGGTTAAGCGCGGATCTTCTCGTTTTATAGAAAAACTTTCTCAAATGTTTTCTGGTTATCATGTTGATTCGGGCGTAATACTTACCAAAACAGTCGCAAAAACAATCGGTCCATATACGGTAGCCTGGACTGCTTCAACTATTACTGGATTAACTTGGCTTGCCTCAACTGCCTGTTATATTGTTTCAGATAATGTAGCGTATTCAGTTACCGTTGGCGCTGATGGATCAGTTACCGTACCCGCGGGTGTGACCGGAACTACATTGTATTTAGGAATTCCTTTTATTGGCTCAGCAAGAACAATGCGTATCACTTCAAACAGTGAAATCGGTTTGTCTCAAGGATTCGGAAAAAGGTTTATAAAAAGTGTTCTTAGGCTTTATCGAAGTTTTTCTTTTACAACCGGAACAAAATCGCCAGAAGCAATAACTGTAACAGGCCCTTTCACCGGGGATAAAGAAGTTCAAAACAGTGAAGGATGGGAGTCAGATGGATGGCTTTCTTTTACTCAAAATCAACCATTACCGGTTACTATTCTCGGCGTAATGGCAGAGATAGACGGATAAAGGGAGGAAGACTATGGGAAAAAAGAAAAATAATCCATGGAATAATTTTTGGAAAGCTGTAGGAAAGGGATATGACAAATTTATTGATAGCGTTTCAGCAACAGACGGAGGATCTGGAGGAAACTGGAATGATCAAGGAAAAGGTAACAGAGGCGATCAGAAAAAAAAAGAGGACGATAAGAAAAAGAAGGACGACGCGGCTAAGATAGGAGCAATTTCCGCGACCCCGCTCACGCCAGGAACTATAATAGGTGACGCACTTACCGCGACAACTGAAGCGGTAACAGATTTTTTAGGAGCCCCAACCGAAGCACAAATAGATGCTTTAAAGGCTCAACAAGATGCTAATGATGCAAAACTCGCCATTGATGAAGAACACGCACAAGCTTTATTAAAAATATCTCTTGAGCAAAAAGCCCTTGAGTTTTCGGAAGATACAAAAGCAGCAGAGCGATTGGCTACCGAATACAACACAAAAGCCGCACAAACTCAAATCATAGCCGATCAAGAGCGTATTACAGGAAAAATGGCCGTCGGTGCTTCCCTACAAAATTCAGCAAACCAATCAATTCAAGGCAATCGGGATGCATCAATTCAAGCAACTCAAATTGAAAGAGAAGTATCGACGGCAAAAGCACGATCAGGAATGTCTGGAGTAAAACAGAGTGGATCGTTGGCAGTATATACAACTCAAGCAAAAACGGCAGCTGATGAAGCAAAACAAAATAATATTAATATAGTCAAGTCAGCAGTAAATAATGCCATAAACGGAACTATGAGTGCTCAACAACAAATGGATGTTAATTATCAAAGTCAAATATTTGATAAAAATGCAATGTTAACAAAGGCCTCAGAAATACGGTCAAGCTATGCCGCTGGTGGACAAGCGTATAATTTGTATCAAGGAAATATTTCTGCATTAAAACAGGGTGTTGCCGCAGATTCTCTTGCCAGTACCGCATATAAGGACATCAATAATGCATTATTAGAAAAAGAACAAGAACGATTAAAAAAATATAAAGGATATCAAATGTTAAGTACCACTTTTCAATTGGCACAAGCTGGGATTAATTTTGCCGGATCCGCGATTTCATTATTTGCTTAAAGGATAAATACAATGGTAAAAACTGGCGTTGACTATTTAATTGAAACTACGCAAGCGGCAAGTAGCATGACCAATGATGTTGCTCGGTTTGTTGATAATATCAAGCGAACAGAGGGGCAGTCTATTTATGATGAAGCTCGTTCAACAATTTTAGAAAGACAAAATAAACTCATAGAATCGATAAAAGGAGACTTATCTTTATCAGTCGATCAATGGGATGATGCATATGAAGAGCGGAAAGGTACTTTGACACAAGGGTATGAAAATATCACGAATAAATACGCCGCGCCCGAAATAAAAAATCTTGCTAGTAGTTTGAAAGAAGATGCCAGGTCAAGTTTTGCCAGGGACGAAATAGCATATAGGCGATCTAACGCTTTGGTGTTGGATTCAAAAACAATAGAAACAGGGATTAAAACACAAAATCAAGCCGCAATAAATGCCGCTTTATTCAATTTAAAAAAACAATTGGATCCGCAAGCATATGCAAAACTGCAAACTGAAACCACAAATTCCTTTCTTTATAATGGAGCAATGAAAACAGCCGATGCTTTTCTTGATCAGGGCGATTATGAAGGAGCCAGGAAAGCAATTCGTGAAACCGAGTTCTCTATTTTACTTGCCGATGGTACGCGAGCAGTTTTGCCGGATGATATAAAAAATGGTCAAGTCATGAAATATATTGACCAGAGGTATGAACAACTTACAAAAGAAAGTGATAATAAAAACTCGCTGATTTTTGCGGATCTTGAAGGCGCGGCCATGGCTTCCGGTGCATATGAAGATTATGCCAAGGGATTAATTATGGTAAATAAAACACAGATTTATGATCCCGAAATTCAATCACGATGGGCTCATCGTTTTCTTACGGGTATGGAAAAGCTGGAAGCAAAGGAAAAGGGAGATAAACGGCTTGAACAGGATAGGGGCCTTCTCATTCTTGCCCAACGAGCCGCAACAAAACAGTTTACAAATTATGATGAATATCTTGCAGAGGTGACAGCAGTATCCAGGGAACTTGGGTTTAACACAAGCGAGTTTGAAAAAGCCAGAGGTTTTTGGGATAAAAAAGATACTGTTCTTGGCTATGGACTTGATTATGTTTCACAGCTTGGTTCAACTTCTCCAGGGAAAAATCAGGCGGTAAAAATAATAACAAAAACACAAGAGACTTTTTTACAGAACGCGGTTGAAGCGTATGTTTCAGATAACAAAAATGTTACAACCGACCAGGTTAAGAAATTCGTTGACGGACTTCGCAATCCAATGTTTATCGAGACCATTAGCAAAGGTCTACAGAAAGAAGGTTTTTCGACGAACACCAAAACAGATAAGCTTGAACTCATGGTTAGCAATCTTGAAAATGGTTGGATAAAAACATTAAGCGATAACGGGCTTCTCGATTCATTTTATGCTGAGTGGAATATCCCGGCAAAAACTCCGATCGATAAAATGGTAAAAGAATTTGCAAAGAAGGCTGAGGAACAGGCAATTTTAGACGTAAACAATATGGCAATTATTGAACGCAAGAGCGGTTATAAAGTTGAATCAGCGATTTTTTCCGTTGACGAAAGTCTTAAGGCGCCCGTTGTTGCAGTCAAAGGGAATGACGGAAAAACACGAGTATTCACTATGCGCATAATGACAGCTGAGGATCAGGTCGCGTTTAGAACAGAAATCGACGATCGCGCAATACAGTTTGGTCAAAAGCCTTCGCTGCTCAATGAAGAATACTGGGCTGAGATTACACCTACTGATGGTCAGCCGGGTTATGGCACGCCGAGATATTTCGGGACAGTTGGGGATATTGTTATCAGGCAATTTTGGGGAGGCGCACCTGTGGTGAAAAAAGCACCCGAAGTACCAACGCCTGAAAAGCAAGGTATCCCAATAAAAGGCGGAGCGAGATAAATGGAAGTATTAGCGCAGATTGAAGAAAAAAATAAACAAGCGTTCCCGGTTTCAGAAACTTCCATTATTCCGGAGTTACAACAAAAAAATGCACAGGCATTTGACGTGCCGGACGTTACCAATGAAAAAGTATCGAATCCTGATAAAACTCTTCCTGCAAAATCGGACATATTTACCGATTATTCTCAATCTTTACCCGCGTTCCAGGAGTTGGTTGATAAATCAGACGATCCGATTGGTGAGTTATCTCGGCTACAAGCATCAAAATATATAGCGGACCTTGAGGGATTGCCTTTGGAAGAGGTGTACGCAAATATAGATAATTACTCGACCGCGATGTATGGCAAGGTTTTACCGGAAAAAACGTTTGGAAAAATGCTTGTCGATACCTGGAATGACGGCATGATCGCGAATCAGCTTGGCGTACTGCGGATGGATCAGCGGTATGATAAATCGCCTGAACTTGCCAAGAAAATCGCGGATCTTGAGGCAAAGCAATCAGGCCCGGGTTTCTGGGAATCTCACCTTCCTATACCGTTTATTAAAGATATTCTTTCATGGACTGGAGGCGTCGCACTTCCGGCAATTATGTCCTCAGCGCAGTATATGGCCGCGGGCTTAACCGTTCCAACACAGAAAGACATTACCGGATACATAAGCGATATCACTATGATTCCCGACATGGAAAACTTTGACCATGTCGCCCAAGGGGAAATTTCAATTGAAAAGAATATAGCTCAATTGGAATGGCTTCTCATGTCTCCGCTCTACAATGCTCAGGTCATGCATAAGATTATCCAGGGAAATCAATATGACGAGATGATAAAGGCCGGAGTAAACGACAAAGCCGCGTTTGCTCTTTCTGGCATTTCAGGCCTCATGCAGACAGCAATTGAATCGGCTGGCCTTGCTGAATACATGGGTGTGGGTATTGTCAATAAAGTCACCAAGGGAGCTTTAAAGGATTTTCTGTTTAATAAACGAGCGCTCAAGGCTGCTTTGTCCTATTTTGGAACGGCAGCGGTTGAGGGATCGGAAGAAGGAATTCAGTACGTCGCCGAGGTTGCGACAAAATCGATTGGTACGGCAATTGAGCGTGCGCGGGGTACCGAGGGCGTCACCGGTCCACAGGATGATATGTCGGGCGTTCTCAAAGAACTTGGGAAAAATATCGAGGGAGGTATTGCAGCTTCGCTCTTCTTGGGTATCCCAGCAGCAGGAATTTCTATTCGAGGCGATGCTAAAGAGGTTCGCCAGATTGCCGAATACGCAGATAATACAGCATCAAAAGAAGCGTTTATCAAGGACACAGCCGAATTCAATATTTTCGAAGGTATGACCGACGAAAAACGCACAGAGGCACAGTCTAAAATATGGGAAGCCGCTGCACAAAAACGAGAGGAAGCGGTAAAAGCTGAAACCGAAGATATTGCAGAGTATATTAGTGGAGACGCGGAGGTTACCCAGGACGATGCAGTTCAGACCACACCGCGCGGAGAGGTCCAAAGAGTTGAAGATCGACTCTATACCCAATTTGACAATAAAAAACAAAACGCAGACGGATCCGAAAGCGGCGAATTCATCGTTGGAAATCCGAACGAGGAAACCAATTACAATGATTACGGCCATATTTACTATACGCTCGACGAGACTAAAAATACCGTCACGATCGACGATGTGCGTATTCAGGGAAGTCAGTATAAAGGGATCCTGAAAGAATTTGTCAATGATTTTTCCGCTCAATTTCCCGGGAAGGAAATTATATGGGAGCCTCAGAGAAGGACGCTGCAGGGAATTAAGGCTGAGCTTATTGCAGAAAATCCCAGGGGAGCAAAGGCCGGCCTGCAATATTTTGAAAATGAAAGCGAGCAGGCAAATATACGGGGCAGAATAAAACTTGATGCTCAGATAAAAACCTATTTACCAAAACTGGATCCGACAGAACGCGCCGTTGCCGTTGCTTTACTAGAAACGGGAGCAGCGACTAAAGGCCTTGATCTTGAAACCTATATTGGTAACACATTCCATGATCAGATATTTGCACCGGTTGGTCAAAATGTGATTGATGCTGCACAGAAAGAAGGAATTCAGGCTGACGGTATCAAGGGAGGTGTAGGATACCCCGTTGATAACCTTTCCAGGCAGGCAAAAGCGCTCATTTATGTGACTGAAAAGTCAGATTTTTCAACCTACGTACATGAAGTTTCTCATGTTTGGCGCTCTCAAATGACTGGCGACCTACTCACCGAGGCTGAAACAGCTTTTGGGGTTACTGATGGTAAGTGGACACGCGACCAGGAAGAAAAGTTTGCCGTCGGGTTTGAAGATTATTTACGGGAAGGGAAAGCCCCAACTACTGCGCTCGAGAATCTTTATCGCAAAGCAGCGGAATTCCTACAGAGAATATACCAGGCATTATCCAATCGCGTTGAGGTGAGCCCGGAAATTCGCCGGGTATATGACCAGTTGGTTGCAGGACAAACACCATTGGCCGCAGTTGCCCGATCGCAACAAATTACGCCGGCAGTGAAGAAAACCCAAGCGGTTGAAGAGAAAGCAGCCGTGACGACTGAGGCAGATCAGGAGAACGCCTTCGAAGCATCCCAGACTGATGAGACGGTAAAAGTTGAATCACAGCCCGCTAAATGGGTATCCCGTACCGAGGCAACACAGAAGATTATTGACGAAGCCGGAGCTAAGTTTTGGGAGAATAATCCGGACGCAATGATGTTTGAAAGAAATGTAAAATATTTCGAAAAAGCTTTAGATAATTCACAATTTGCCGATATACTTATATTAGACAAGGAGGGAAGTTATGATGCAGTCTCCGAAGAAAAATACGAAGAAACCGAAAAAATTGTCGAAAAAGGACTTGCAAATATTGAGAAAGGGATTGGATCCGGACGAGCCAAGCCCCGAGTATGGAGTGTCTACAAAGACCTCAAAAAATATAAAACATCCCACATAATTGGAAAGACTGTCGATATCCAGAACGGTAAGCTTACAGCTACCGGCTGGAGTCAGCTTTCCGAAACCCTTTCTGTTTATCGAAACCGTAGCTTTGAAACATTCCGATATATATATGTAAACGCAGACACCGGCGCAATCGAGAAACATGTAGCTGTTTCTTCTCGCATGCCTGGTAAAACAGGTGTTGCGCCATCAAATCAAGATATTGGCCTTTTTTTATCTTGGGCAGAAACAGAAGCCCGTCAAAGTAATCAAAAAATAATAGTTGTTCACAATCATCCGTCGGGTCAAACCGAACCATCCTATCAAGATATTTCGGTAACTGAAAGAATAGAAATGACGTTTGGCGACGTATTTGCTGGGCATATTATTTTAGATCATGGCAAATTTGGGCTATATGCAAAAGGAGAGTCTTCATTTTCACAAGAAAAAATAGAAGGCTTTCAAAATAAAATTGATCCGACTGAAAAAATTCGCTTAACGAAAAAAGAATTAAAATCAATCAAAGTTACCGGGCCGGGAACGCTACGTCAAGCGGCTGAGTATGTAGAAGATGATGAAAATTATATAGGTGTGGCGTTTGTTAATGCCGCCAGCAAGGTATGTGCAATCGAATATTTTGAGAGATCGTTTTTTGAAGATTCATTGGAATCAGAAAAGGCCACTAATAAGGCAAATAAAAAACTTTCTAAAAGTGCATTATCATATGGTGCCCATCTTGCTTTTGTGTGTAGTAAAAAACAAGACTCAAAACTTGTAGAAACAGTAAAAACAGCAATAAATAATGGCCTATATATTCAAGATTATTTAATTGGTGATGTAAATGGCAATGATAACGGAGTAGCTGGAAACAGATTGGATCAAGGTCGTAAAATAAAAACAGTAGAAGTTAATGAAAATGTTAGTTATTCATCCGATAATTCAATCCTCTTCCAAACCATCAACCAAGAGCTCGCCGACGACGCTGCACAATTCAGCGATTGGCGTATGTTTATGGAATTCTGCGAGGATCCGGACACCAGGGACATGCTCGGGGGTATTGAAACGATTCCCGAGGACGCGGATCAGGACTGGTATGAAACATTTTGGAAACAGGCAAAGAATATTGAACAGAAACCATCGTATAACACGTTTGAGATCGAAGAAGAGCTCGCGCGAAAATCAATTGTCACCGGTAGCCCGGACGCTCTCGACGCATTATGGATGGTTGAAATTGCAAAGCCAGGGAAACTGGAAGAATTCCTTGAGGCAATTTATGAAATTACCCATTTTGACCAGAAATATCAGCCCGCGGATCAGGAAGAACTTGACCGATTCAACGAAATAAAACGGCTACAAAGCAGAATAAACGTTGAAATGCGTCATGGATATTGGACGAGCCAGGCAGCGCGTATTTCGACTGGCCGAGAGCTATCTGATCGCATGAGGCAAAGTCTTCTTTCTCTTATTCGAGCAGCTTCGCGGGATTATCGGAGTTTATACGCGGACATTATGGATCAGAGCGAATGGGCAGTAAGTCTCGCAGATACTACCGGGGAGCAGATAAAAACAAAACTTCGATCCCGTAAAGTCAATGTTGATACCCTTACGCCGGCGCAAAAAATGGAATTGGCTGCAGATATTCAAAATGATGAGATAAAACAGGAAATAAAATCCGGAAAACTCACGATGGATAGTAAAGTCGAGCAGTATCTTTCAAGCCTGGAAAAGAAACTTCGGGAAGGTGAAAAAACCCACGAGGCATTCAAAAAAGAGATTGCCGACGACGATCGGCGTATCACGGATCATCAGATCAGAAACTTACTCAAGAAAAAAGACGAGCTTGATATTCTCAATATGCGCTATGAAAAAGTAGCCCAGGGAATGAAAAGCGATAAGATTGCCCGTTTAACCGGGAAGGCCTTCAAAACCCTTCAAAAGTATGGCCTTGAGGTAGAACAAACCCGAATGGATTACAATTCCATGTATAAGCGCATGGTTGATATGCAAACATCAGCTGAGGCGATTGGAGCCATTAACGCCATGCTTGAGCGTCGTGACGGCCTATTTAAACAGGAAAGTATTAACGGTGCGATCCGGCGCGAAATGTCCGCAATTCGGGAGATCCGGAGAGCCAAAACCCAATCCGTGAAGGCCGTAATGCGTCGCGTTACGTTCAATTCGTGCGATTATGACACTGGCGTCCAGATAATGGCGATACAGAAAGCGTTCGGTCCATCCCTACAGAAAGGTATTAATAAGTGGATAGGCACCGAAGGGCCGTATCTACGTGAGGTGTATACCCGGTACCAGACTGACAGTAAATATCGAGACGATCTTACCGAAGCCATTAAGGGCGCTAAAGGGAACAGAAATGTCTTATCTCTTCTCCAAAATAAAAAGTTTGACGAGTGGACAAATACCGAACGCGAAGCGGCTCTCGCCATTCTACCCAAAGAGGATCTCTATAAAGAATTGGGGATTGACGTTCTCGAGAAGAAAAGAGAAGAAGAAATTCAGCTCGATGAGACAAGCGAGGGTTTTGCCGAAATATTAAAAAAAGCTTTGCCTTCGGAAGTATTAACCCGTGTTAAAAATAGGCCTTTTGCCGAGTGGACATTGGACGAAATGGATGAACTCGGCGCTATCGTTGATGCGCTGCACAAAAAAGGGAAGGAAGTATTTAAGGCTAATTATGAAGCAAAACGGAAAGCAGCGGAAAGCATACGCATCGAGATAGCTAGAGAGCTTATGGGGAGCGTAAACATTCCTCCCGAGCGGAAAAATCTTCCTGGAACTCTTGAATATAAAAAACAAGCAGGAAGCTTTCGACACACGATAATATCGTCAGAATTGGCAGCTATGCGCATGATGGAAGTTGCTATGCGCCTTGACGGTGGGAAACGGGGCATTAATTACGATAAATTAATATTTCAGGAAAGGGATTGTTATAACGTTTATGAGCGCTCAAAAGATGAACGTAATAATTTTGTTAAGTCTGAAATGGAAAAAATCGGACTTGATGTAAAAGAGCTTTTCGAAATGATTGATTTTGAAAATTTCACTCAGGACGGGAAAACCCAATCTTATTCGGTCCAGGACCTGCTTTATATGTATAAAGCGAATGAGGACGTAATGAGCCGTGAGGCGGTTATGTATGGAACTCTGACGACCGCAGAAGAGCGTGAAGAGTTTGGCCCCACCGAGAAATTCAATTATGATATGGATAAATGGGAAGGAGCACTCACCAATATCGCCGAACCTCGGTTCGCTCAAGTTTTAGCAAAGGCTGAGGAATTAATTGCCAATAATTCAAAGTTTGGACAGCTTGCCGACACTATAGCGCTCGATTATGCTGCGCAATACGATCGGCTGAACGAGTTTATGATTCGCGAATTCAATAAGCCCGTCGCTCGTGTTGAGAAATACGTTCCACTATACCGTTCCGGAACATCAGGCGAGACGAACGAGAACCGCGTTCTCGACGATCTTTTGAATACGAACGGCGGGCGTTTCCAGTCGGGTGTAGATAAGGGCATGTCAAACAAGCGTATCGAGATCAATCCGGGGCATCAGCGGCCGGTAGAGCTCGGATTATACTCAACCTGGGTGAAGAGTGTAGAAAACACCGAGCACTTGATTGCATACGGCTCATATGTGCGTGAGCTTAATCGAATATACAAAAGCCTCGACGCCTCGGGATTGCGTGAGCAAATTTCAAACGCTTACGGTCCGAGCACGGTTCAATATCTTGATGATCAGATAAACGTCATTGCCAATCCCGATGCGGGAAAAACCGTTACTGGATCCGATAAGTTGATTCGATCGATCCGGGGCAGTGTCGCGGCCGCGTATTTAAGCTGGAAAACGTCCGGCGTATTAAAGCAACTTATCACAAGTCCCGCGCCATTTTTCGCGTTTATCAGCCCTGTTCGTTATGCAAAGGCCGCTATGGATATTACCAGAAACCCGACAGCCATGATGGAATTCATCAATTCGAGATCCGAGATCATGAAAAAACGAACTATGGATCCCGTAATAAACATGATTAAGGACATGCAAAAAGCTTCGATCAACAAAACAGCGGCCGCATGGGGCGAGATTCAAACAATTGGTATGAAAGGCCTCGAATTTGCCGATATGGCGTCCGTCGCTCCTGGCTGGCTTGCCGGATACAGGCAGAAAGCGGCCGAATTGGTAAAGGCAAACGAGAGTGCTTATCAAGATGAATATGCACGGCTTACCAAAAAAAATGAATCATTGCCCGTTGAAATGTTAAAAACCGAAAGCGAGATAATGTCCGCATCCCGTAAAAAGGTCAAATCTGCAGAAGACATCGAGATTGAGGCGATTAAGTACGCCGACGATATTACTGTTCTCGTTCAGCCGTCAGGCCGTGCCGTTGACCTGGCTCCATTATTCCGGAACGGAAAGGCTGGAGGCGGGGAGGCGCTCAAGCTCATTACGCAATTCCAGACGTCGCTTAATGTGATTTATAACAATGTCCGCTATGACATGCCGACGGCCGTACGCAATAAAGAATATGGGACGGCCGTGCGAATGGTGATGAGTTATGTCGTTGCTGGGATCGCTCTCGGTGCGTTGTGTGAAGGCCTTGGCGATGGGGATGATGAGGAAAAGCTTAAAAAGCTTGTTTACTATAGCGTGACTCAGTTTACGGACTCTGTTCCCTTGGTGGGAAGTCTTGTTTCCTCGGCCGCAGAAAAAGTCATTACCGGAAAAACAACCTCATATTCTGGAAACAGCGTGTTTCCTGCAATTGAAAAAACCATACAAGCCGCGACATCATTGAGCCAGGGAGACTGGGAAAAAGCGATTATTCGCGCCGGCGAAGGCTTCGGTTTTGCTGTTGGGGCGCCAGTGTCCGGATTAAAAGAGGCTGCGCTCACGGTAACAGGCAATCCAGAAGCCCTGATAGGAAGGCGTTAAATGAATAAACAAGTAAATTTTTCAGGGAAATCAGTAACAATAAACGGTGTTCTACAAGTAAACGGCCCGGTAAATTCACCGCAAACGGCTCAGGTTCTTGCTTTGCTCGAAGCTCAGACCGGGAAGTCACAAATGGCTATCGGAGATACTTTGCAACTTTTGCAGCGGATTACCGATATGGCCTCGGATAATGTGAT